ATGGTTTACTGCACCATCCGGACATTTACTTAAGACTCTTCAAGTAATTAACTATCCACCAATTGGATATACCAGAAGAGGGAGATTTTGTGGCACGATTCTCATACTCTAAACCCTTTGTATATCCAAGAAAGTCTGGCATGTAGTCCGTTGCTTCCCTGGCTTCATGCTCGATGTTGTCAAGGAAACCGGGAATATCCAGTCCCAGTCTGAACTTATCCCGTTTCATGCAAAATTGAACAAATTCCTCTTTTAAGGGATGGTACTTACAGTTCTCAATTATAGAGAGCTGTCGAAGAGCAACCATTTTCGGTCCCCACACCTCAGGATCATAGTAGCGCTCTTGTTCACACAACCTACCTAAAGCCCGATAGGTCGAATAAACACCTACACACACTCCATTTACACGATAATTCCGATGGTGCCACCTACGCAAGTATGTGCAGTCTTGTGTGCTCACGTACTGCTTATCAGGATTCATCTCCAAACCATGCGCAGTATATGAACGCATTACATCCTCCGCAGTAATCCCAGGATATGTGAGAATACCATCATCACCAAGGCACTGCGAATTTGGGTTTAATCTCTGGTTGCTAGCCTGTGCCGCCTCATACTGAAGAGTGCGGTGTACTAACGTTTCATCGGCATTGGTTCCACCAGAACCAGAACCCATCCCGTGATAACCGAAGCGGACTTGTCCCCAGTTATAACATAGAGGTATAGTATACTTCACGGGAAACGTGTTTTCCAACCAGTCACGGCTTAGTGCGTTGGGTGTGAGAATGCCAGCTAGTATGGTCTTCGCTGCATTCTGTAAGTTAGAGTTAAAGTGCTGGTCGAATTTGGAAAAGTCCGTACAGACTACCAGATCCTTTTCACCCTTGGTATCAAACATACGGGTAATACGTTGATCCACGGATTCCATGCCAACCCAGGCAGGGACCAACTCTCTGCGTTGCGCCGCAGTTATGAGTGGCTGGTAAACCTGTAACTCACAGATGTTAACACCGAATGGAAACATCCAAACCACACGTTGTTTAACATCATCTTCACTGGGACCGCCCTCTTGGCCTCGCCATCCTAAAACAGCGCAGGGCTTCCAATGCTTGCCGTCAATGACCATATCGGTGGAGAGACCCTCAGATCTTAACTGAACAGGCATCGTCTTAGCCACTACTGCTCTTCTTTTGCTGAAGAATGGTGATCCAGAGTTCGTGGATTTCTTCATATTATCCACGGTCCGCTGCTGATCCCTAAGTTGCAGTCCACGGGCACTGCCCCACTCAGCAAGGGTTGCGCTAATCGCCTTATCTGAAATGGGTTCACCAGGCTTCTCAACCATGGTGTAGTAATGGTCAATATCTTCCATCCGCTCATCGAGAGGCTTCTGGATAGACATCGGCCCGACCTTCTTCGCGAGGTCATTTTCAAATTCAAGCAGAGTGGGCCACCTATCGCCAATCTCTTCGATCGTGGGCTTCCAATCTGCAAGAACCTGTGCCAGAGAACAACCTTTGGCAAAAGTTGTCCGGTACTCATCCGGCTGGCCTTTGACGACATTGTCAAGATACGACCGCAAGCCGGGATTCGGTAAGTTAAAGTACTCACCAAACTTGATTTCGTTACCTTTAGACATTTCGGTAACTCCTTTCTTTAGATTATAAATCTTCAGATTTGCT